GAACTCTGAGCACTAAAATCACAGAAGAAGTTCGTAGAATGCATGAAATGGATTCATTCTCAATGGGTTCGAGTGATAAGAACGGACACACTACAATTCGTAGAGAGTTTAAAAACTTCTATCACTTTATCAAGGGTGGTAATGATGCCATGAGTGGTGTTCGTCGTGAAACGATGTTTATCAATATTCTTGAGGGACTTCATCCATTAGAAGCAGAGATTGTTTGTCTTTGTAAGGATAAAAAACTTTCAGATAGATATAAGATTACGAAAGAAATTGTAAGTGAAGCATATCCAGATATTACTTGGGGAAATCGTTCATAATTATGGCAAATCAATTGGGAGATGCTCCCACCAAAACAGAAGAGGAACAGTCTATGACTTCATGGACACCATCAGAAAAAGAAAATTCTAAATCCGTATATGGGTGTGATATACTGATAGAGAATGGAACTTGGGAACAAGTCTCTACTAAAGATTGTCCTTATGATGCCATGATAATCACTTATGTGGTTGATGGAGAAACGAGATATGATTTGACTCGTAGTCAGAAAGAGGTTCGTATCTTTAATATGTACTGGGATAAGTTTCGTGAGAATTTAAAAGGTATTGGTTTTGGTATGGGAAGAACCAATCCAAAACTATGGGGACTGGAACCACCACCTCCAACCAAAAAGCGGAAATAATTCCAAAATATCAGCAAAAAAATTCCGGCAATTTTTTGGTCTGTAGGGATTTTCGGAAACCTCTTGACTAAATACAGTATAGGGTCTATAATAGACCTGTCGTTCATCAGAGGAAACTCTGACGCAAGTAAGTCGCGGAACGGAGTTCGTTCATCCCATGTTAGAACTATTATTCTACACAACTCTCACCTGTCAGCAAACTGATGCTATCATCCTGCGAATGCAGAAAAATGAGGATATTAGTAATGCCGTTAAGATTGAGTTAGTTGAGACAATGAAGGAGTCAAATCCTGAATGTTATTGGGACGCAAACGACTAAAGGAACGGGCCTAAAAATCCAACTACTTTAGGAGTAAAATCATGTCTACTATCACTTATCGTGGTGTTAAGTACAACCCAGAAGCATATAAAGCTGCTGTGTTGGCAGAGCAAACCGCAACTCGTAACCACAATCTCATGTATCGTGGTATCAAAATCGAACGCAAGTTTGCATCTAAAAGTTGATAATTAACGCACTTAACTTTACTGAGGGTTGCAAGACCCTCTTTTTTTATGCTATAATGATGATGTAGTAATATGGTATATGGAAAAAGAAAGAGTTAACTTGATTATTCGCAATTTAGAACTCCTTTTAGATTCTCTAAAGGCAGAAGTAAATTCTGATAGAGATGATAAGGTAGATTATAATCCAGAATATCGTAGATATATTGAAGATTACGATGAAGTCTTTGAGGAAGAAAATGACTGAAACAAAAAAAGCAAAAGAACTTGTAAAATTGCTTGAAAGACTGATAGAGAAAGATTACCTCTATAGTGAAGAAAGTATCAAAGAAATGAAATCACAATTGCGTTCGGTAAAACAACAAATTGCTGATATAGATAAAAAGAACTCAAAAGGATTTGGAGCATGAATGTAAAATTGATCAGTGTTACGCCTGATGCTGAAAAAATGATGGGATATGTGGCACGAGTGTCAAATCCCTCCAATCAAGAGAATCCAAAAGTTGCTGGTCTTCTTAAGTATTGTGTAAAACATCAACATTGGAGTGTCTTTGAGCAGTCATTCATGACTCTTGAGATTGAGACTACAAGAGGACTGGCAGCTCAAATCTTGCGGCATCGGAGCTTTACATTCCAGGAGTTTTCTCAGAGATATGCTGATAGTTCTTTGTTGAGTACAAATATTCCTTTACCAGAACTTCGTAGGCAAGATACAAAAAACCGTCAGAATTCTATTGATGATATTGATGAATTTAAAGTTCAGAAGTATCAAATGTTGATGCAAGATTATTTTTCCAGAGGTATGGAACTATATCAAGAAATGCTCACTGATGGAATTGCAAAGGAATGTGCGAGATTTGTCCTTCCTTTAGCAACTCCTACAAGACTTTATATGAGCGGATCTTGTCGCAGCTGGGTGCATTATATAGATTTGAGATCTGCTCATGGAACTCAAAAAGAGCACATGGACATTGCAGAAGCATGTAAAAAGGTTTTTGTAGAACAGTTTCCAACAGTAGCAGAAGCTCTAGAATGGATCTAAATATTTTTATAATGAATTGATAACATGGCAACATATCCGATTATTAATAAAGAAACTGGTGAACAAAAGGAAATAGTTCTGAGTGTTCATGAATGGCCAAAATGGTGCGAGGAGAATAGTGATTGGATTCGTGATTGGTCTGATCCATCTACTTGCCCCAAACCAGCAGAAGTTGGTGAATGGAGAGATAAACTTGTGGCAAGAAATCCTGGATGGAATGAAGTTTTAAACAAGGCATCAAAAGCACCAGGTTCTAAAGTAACTAAAATCTAATGGCAAGAAGAAAAAGAGCATCTGCGAATGATCAACCTATTGGAGTTGGTCTTACGACAAAGCAGATGAAAAGAAAAAAACCATTAAGTTCTGGATACTTGGTGGATATAGACCCACTTAATGATAATCAAAAAAGACTGTTTGATTCTTATAAAGAAGGAAAGCATCTTATTGCATATGGTTGTGCAGGCACAGGAAAGACCTTTATAACCCTCTTTAACGCACTTAAAGATGTATTAGATGAGAACACTCCTTATGAGAGAATATACCTCGTCAGGTCTCTTGTAGCAACCAGAGAGATTGGGTTTCTTCCTGGTTCTCATGAAGATAAGGCAGACATCTATCAAATTCCATATAAGAATATGGTGAAGTATATGTTCCAGATGCCTTCTGATGCTGATTTTGAGATGTTGTATGGTAATCTTAAATCGCAGGAATCAATTAAATTCTGGAGCACATCATTTATTAGAGGTACTACTCTTGATAATGCTATAATTATTGTAGATGAATTTTCTAACCTTAATGGGCACGAATTAGATTCAATTATTACTCGTGTTGGTGAAAATAGTAGAATTTGTTTTTGTGGAGATGCTGCCCAGTCTGACCTTACTAAAATGAATGAAAAGAATGGTATTATGGATTTTATGAATATTGTTAGAAAAATGCCATCTTTTGATATAATTGAGTTTGGAATAGATGATGTATGTAGATCTGGTCTTGTTAAAGAATATCTAATGGCAAAAAATGAATTGGGAATTAATTTATGACTATATGTATAGTTCGTAAAACTTCCAGTTATTATAAATAATTATAACTTTCACGAACTGTAATGTATAAAGTTTATTTAATTACCAATATTGAAAATAAAAAACAGTATGTAGGTATAACTAAATTTTCTATTGAAGAACGATTTTTGCAACATACTAAAAGAGGATTTCTTTTAACAGAAGCAATAGAAAAATATGGAGAACAAAATTTCTCTATTAAATTAGTTGAAGAAGTCGAAAGTGCTGAACGTGCATATGAACTTGAAATTTTCTATATTCAAAAATATAATACCAAAGTTCCTAATGGATATAATTTAACTGATGGTGGAGATGGTATTTTTGGTTGGGAAGCAAGTGAAGAATATCGTCAAGAATGTTCTGATCGAGTAAAATTGCTCCATAAAGAAAAAAAAGTTGGTATGTATGGAAAAAAACATAGTGAAGAAACAAAGAAAAAAATGAGTGCGTCTTCAAAAGGAAATAAGAATTGTTTGGGAAGAACATTATCGGAAGAATCTAAACAAAAAATCAGAGAAAAACATTTGGGAAAATTTGTATCTGAAGAAACGAAGAAAAAAATTAGTGAGAATCATCACGATATTTCTGGAAAAAATAATCCTATGTATGGGAAAAAACATTCACCAAAAACTATCGAAAAGATAAAACAAAAAGCAAAAAATCGTCCCAAAAGAATTTGGGTCAATAATGGAACTGAAGAAAAACTTATAACAATTGACGAATCTATACCTATGGGTTATAATACTGGTAGAATGAGGTCTTAATGTTTAATCATGTTGATTTAAATCTTCCTCAACTTGAGAGGGAGACTATAGATGGAGTCAGATATTATTCTGTTCCTGATGAAGAACAACTCTTAAGACTGGTCTCAATCACTTCTGTGACCAGTCATTTTAATAAGGAGATTTTTGTTAAATGGCGTAAGAAGGTTGGTAATGAAGAAGCAGATCGAGTCACAAAGGCGGCAACACGTCGTGGGACTGATATGCACACTCTTACTGAGTGTCACCTAAAAAACATAGAGTTGCCAAAAGTTCCTCCTATTTCTGAGTTCTTATTTAAGATTTCTAAAGGTACTTTAAAGAACATTAATAATATTCATGCTCTGGAAACTTCCCTATATAGTAAGCAGTTAGGTATTGCTGGAACCGTCGATTGTATTGCAGAATACGAGGGTGAATTAGCAATAATTGACTTTAAGACTTCTAAAAAACCGAAACCAAGAAATTGGATCGAAAACTATTTCGTACAATGTGCGGCATATGGATGTATGTTGTATGAAATGACTGGTATTCCGGTCAAAAAATTTGTAATCATCATGGCTTGTGAAAATGGAGAATGCGTCGTCTACGAAGAAAGAGACAAATCAAAGTACATCAAACTTCTTACCGAATATATTAGAAAGTTTGTTACAGATAAATTGGAACTCTATGGAACCGAATAAGGAACTAGAAAAGGTATTAGCAAGTAAATTTTTAACACCATCTAAATTTGCGTTAGAAATCGAAAAGATTGTTGCCGAAGAAAAAATCAACTACATCGATGCCATTTGTCACTATTGTGAATTAAATGAACTTGATGTAGAATCAGTAACAAAACTTGTATCAAAACCACTGAAAGAAAAACTGAAGTGGGATGCTACGAGACTTAATTTTATGAAAGCAACTTCGAAAGCAAAACTGCCTTTATGAAGTCTTGACTTTTTGCCTAAAATATGTTATCCTATGGAGGGGTTAAGTGTGCCGGTCTGTGGTTATTCAGGCGCACTTGCCCTTTTTAATGTTTTGTGGTAATATATACTATAACCACAGACCATATATGAAATACTACGATGTCTACGATGTGAGCTCCATAAACGAGGTGCTGGGCGTTGAAGGACCCGATTTAATAGAGGATACTATTAGCGAAGAAGAGATAAACTATCTGGACTACCTAGACCCAGAAAAGGTAAGACAGAATAGAAACGAATATATGAGGGAGTATAATAAGAAATACTATCACGAAAATCCTGAACGGGCAAAAGAATGGCGTGATAAAAGAATAGAGAGGAGGAGAGAGACGGAGCGTGCCTGGCGTGCTAAAAACAGAGAGAGATTGAATGCCCGTAAACGAGAACAATATTTGAAGAAAAAACTTGAAAATGTAGACAAAGAGTGATATAATATATACAGTTGAAATGTGAAAATTGAGAGTGGCTCCTTTTGAAGTCTATTGTGAATATCTTGCCTTAAAAAATCACTTTTCAAATCCTAAATATGATTACTTTAAGTATAATAAAAAAGTTCGTGCTACTATAAGTTCCTTTAATAAGAGAAGAGATAAGTATTTTTTTGAAAAAACAAGTCGTAAATATAAAGACGAAGATATTGTTAATTTTTTGGTAGCAAACTTTGTAGAATCTACTAGTGTAAATCAGGTATGGATTGGAGAAATTATCAGTTCTGGAGAAAGGACTTACGCAGATTGGACAAAGAGACAACAGAGTTTGACTTACTTGTTCAAAGAACAAAGCAACGAATTACTCTCGAACAACGAATTAGAGAATCTATTCAGTTGTTCGAAAGGTCATCCAATAATCTTAAAAAGATTTCTTGGTGGAGACATAAGTCTTGAAACTTTTGTAATCTATGACAGAATATTCTCATTCAGAAAGAAGTTTGATAAAGAACTGAAAGATCCTGTATGGGAAACCGTAAGTTTAAAACTCCAAAAATATTCTCCCTTTCTAAATATTGATGTGTTCAAATTCAAAAAGATTTTAAGGGACCTTGTAGATGAGTGACTTTTTTGATTCTGAAATCATTCAGGAAGAACTGAGTGAAATTAATGAAATGCAAGAAAAAATCTACGAGAGTTTTATTACTTTCGGTGCGATGTCCCGTGAACAAAAACTTGAACATGTTGAAATACTTTCATCTTTGCTTGAAAAACAGCAAGTGATGTATACTAGACTATCTCTTTCTGATGACCCAAAGGCCATCGAAATGAAAGATAATCTACGCAAGTCAGTTTCAATGATGGGTTTCCCACCAGAGACTGATATGCTGACTTTATTCAATAGTATGAATGCCACAATCAAATCTCTCAAAGACTATATTGACGACTGAGAGAATTTCTGCTATACTATCCGAGTAAATCCAAAACATCCAAACTAATCTAAGGTAATCTAAATGTCTTTTGCTGATCTTAAGAAGCAATCCAAACTGGGTTCTTTGACACAAAAACTGGTCAAGGAAGTCGAAAAAATGAATAATGCAGGTAGTTCAGGAGATGATCGTCTCTGGAAACTAGAATGTGATAAAGGTGGTAATGGTTATGCCGTTATTCGTTTCCTTCCTGCTCCTGAAGGTGAAGACCTTCCATTTGTTAAACTCTACTCTCATGCCTTCCAAGGTCCTGGTGGATGGTATATTGAGAACTCTCTGACTACTCTGAGTCAGAAAGACCCAATGTCAGAATACAACACGATGCTGTGGAATAACGGCACTGATAGTGGTAAAGAGCAAGCACGTAAGCAGAAACGTAAACTGACTTATGTCTCAAACATCTATGTTGTAAAAGATCCTGCTAATCCTTCTAATGAAGGTCAAGTATTCTTGTATAAGTTCGGTAAGAAAATCTTTGATAAGATTACTGCCGCAATGCAGCCTGAATTTGAGGACGAGGAAGCAATTGATCCGTTTGACTTCTGGCAGGGTGCTAACTTCAAGTTGAAGGCAAAGAATGTTGCCGGTTACCGTAACTACGATTCTTCAGAGTTTGCCCGTCAGGATGCACTTCTGGAAGATGATGACCCAATATTGGAAGAAATCTGGAAGAAAGAGTACTCTCTTGAAGAGTTTGTTGCCCCTGATCAATTCAAGTCTTATGATGAACTGAAGAAGCGTCTTGATTATGTTCTTGGTATCAAAGGAACGACTAAGTTCCAAGACCAAGAATCAGTTCAGGAAGAAGAAGAGTTCCGTCAGCAGAATCGTGGAGAATCAGCACCTTCAGTTCCTCAGTCAATGAAGGAAGAACTTGATAGTCTGTCACCTACCAAGACTGATGATGACGATGATGATACTCTCTCATACTTTGCCGCACTCGCAGCAGACTGAGTTAGTTAGAGGTTGTGACTTTGGTATTCTCAGTTCTAATCAGTGATTCATTCACATATTCTGAGGATAAACCATAAGTCATAATCTCTCTCATATCATTTAAAAATTGTTGTAAATATCCTTGCTTTAGTAAATAAATCGAGGATTTTTTATTGTTCTTAATTGTTTCATATTCCCAGTTTGTAACACCTCTTACAGGATTGGATATAATCACTCGTTCAACATTCTCATCAAAAGATGATGTTGAATCATTAGTATAATAAATTCCATTATCATAATAGGATATAGAAAAGTCTTCATTGACATCTTTACCTGCCGGAAGAATCAATCTACCACTAGAATCTTTGACTTCTTTAGTTTCATAATAATTAATATCAGATAAGTTCTCTACACTATACTTATTTTCTGCATACTTATATAATTGGTAATTAGATAAAGGCCATTCATCTCTTACATTAATAATACCGGCAGTCATTAAGACTACCCAATCTAAATCTGCCTTACCATAAAACTCTTCGGCAACTGTATCAGGTCTGGCACCTTCTACGATTTCATACTTATTGAAGATTGTAAAAACATTTTGTAAATCATCACGTAACTTATTTCTTCTGAATAAGTTTTTGACTTTTAAGTAATCTTGTGATGAAATTGCATCAGACAAAAATGACTGATATTCTACATCTGGTAGTTCTCTGAAATATCCCATTTTAGTATCCTACTCCTCTTATTGATTGTTGTGCTCCTTCTTTTTCGAGATCTTCATTACCAAAATCATCATAATCTTCTGCATAAATTGGACTCAGTTCTTGGAATGATAATTGCATCACCATATGAACTGGTGTTTTGGACTCATCATTATATGTCATATAAGTTCCCGAACCTGTGTAATTGACCTGAACATTTGTAAGTGCTGCAACAACAAAACTATTTAAAAATTTATGATCACTATTTCCAGTCCTATACTTTAAACGGAATACGTTTGGAGATTTAAGGAATAGTCCTGCGTTTCCATCCTTAGATCCTTCTGTAATTGTTGAGGTAGGTGCCATATTTCTTTTCAATTCAATAATAATTTTTTTAATTTCTCTTGCTTCTCTACCATTTCTTGGAGCAAGATTAAATGAAAAATTAAAACTTCTTAATTTTATACCATTAAATAACAGTTCTGTATTTGGATTTAAGATTTGTCCCGTTGATCTTGCTAAAACTCCCGAAAAACTAGTGTTTGCTCCTAAAAGATTTACTGCCTTTGACGCAAAAAATGAATTAGATATGTCTTGTGCTTGACCACTTACCGCAAGACCTTCTAAATCCCCACCAGCTTGAATTGCGGCATCAAATATTCCTTTGAAAGGATTTGAACTAGTCATTATATCTCCTGCAGCACCCAACCCATATGCTGCTACGGTATTTAAACTATCTTCACCCCAACCCGTAGAATTTGTTGATGAAATATTTTGTGGTATTGGTAAAAATATAGTACCTATTGCATCTTCTTTTTTTACATTATCATAAAACTTTTTAGATGATCGTACTCCTTCCGTGAGCACACTAGCTTGAGGAGTAATTCCTAATGTTTTATACTTTAAAATTTCTATCTGCAAATAATCAGTAGTACTATAAATTTCTGAATATGGATATCTTAATGGTGTTGAAAATTTATTATTTCTATTACTTGCAGATTTTTGTCTTTTGAATTTTAATGGTGATGGTGATGGTGATGGTGATTCTTCTCCTCCTGTATCTCCTAGTTCTCCCTCTTCTTTATTTTGTACTGTTGTATCTGGGTTTGTGTGTCCTTGGAAAGGACCTATTCCAGGTTTTTGTTGAGCTTGACCTTTACCTGAACCAGATGAATCACCACCAGGGCCATAGAAAGGTTTTTGTGTCACAAATTCGGTTATGGGTCCTATTAAAGACATATATATTTCTCTCTTTTTAAAACTATTTAGAACGAACTTTAGCAAAACCGAGTTCTATCACATCAGACATCTCTTCTGGATAGATTTCGTAGAGTCCACCAATGATTTGATTGTAATCATATTGCCTTCTACTATTTTGAGAATCCCAATGAAAATTAATTCCACGAAACCCCCAAGAGAATACTTCTGTAACACCTACAAGAGGGTGTTGGTCATACTGCATTCCTGGTGTCTTGGCATTATAAAAGAAGGTATAATATTTTCCACTAGAAGGAACCTTACCACCTTCGGATAAAACACTGATTAATTCAGTCATAATATCATCAGCAGTTTCTATACCAATTAAAGTATCAACAACACCACGCACACGATTATCATTATCTTCTGTTGGATTTCTTCTTTGTTGGAGTGTCTTTCTTGGCATTACTTAATACCGAGTTCGTTTTCTGTAAGGACCTTAAACTCATAACCATGATCTAAACACCATTCTTTGGCGGCATTCCATTTTGCCTGATTTTTAGCATACTCAACGACTTCATAGATATAACCTTTTGTCTTTCTTTGTTTGACTTTAGGTTCGATACACTGCTTAAATGGTTTGATTTCAATAATCATCTTTTTAATCATACCATTTGATTCTTTGACCTTGATATAAAAGTCTGGAAAGTATCTGTGGTATCTGTTATCAATGGGTGAACGATAGGGAACAATAACTTCTTCACTTCCCCATTCTAAAATATTCTGGTTATTATCACAATAAACCATGAATTTTCTTTCCCATAAGGAACGATAAACGATGTTATTGGGATCACCCTTATACTTTTTAGGATAAGATGGTTTATATTTTCCCTTATATGACATCTAAATAACTAATAATAAAGTAGTCGTATAGGTATTTAGAGTGCCGAGAATTAAAAAAATATCAGAATTTAAACCCTTAATTACTAATCTTGCACAGACATCTCATTATCAAGTCATGTTTGGTGGGTTGAATAGCGGATTAAGTGGATATTTAGATGAAAGAGGAGTAAATACGAGATTTATTACAGAAGAATCTGGTTTATTATGTTCTTCTGCTTCCATTCCTGGTAGTTCATTAGCAACTGCGGATATTAATGGAAACTTTATGGGTATGCAGGAGAAGATGGCACATACCCGAATTTTTACTGAAATGCAATTGGAATTTTATGTTGATTCTGATTATAGAATGATTAAGTTTCTAGAGCACTGGATGGAATATATTGTAAGTGGGGGACAATCACCATCTATTGGTCCTGGATATTATTATCGAATGCAGTTCCCAGAACAATATAAATGTGATCAGACAAAAATTATAAAATTTGATAGGAATGGAGATAAAGAATTGGAATATAAATTCTTTAAGTTGTTTCCAAAAAATTTAACATCTATTCCAGTTTCTTATGGAACTGCTGATATATTAAAAGTCAGTGCTTCGTTCGAGTATGAGCGTTATGTTTCTGGTAAATTAACATCGAAGAGTGTGAAAGATGGAACTAGTAATAATAGAGGATCTGTGAAAACTGAACCTATTCCTCTTGAAGTAATTCCATTTGAAGGACGACAAATAAGTGGAGTAGTTCTTCCAAATAATAATCTTGCTTAATCCGTTCTAAATAATTACAACTGAAATTATAATGGGTTGTTATGCCTTTACCTAAAATTAATACTCCAATTTATGAGTTGGAATTGCCTTCGACTAAAAAGAAAATTAGATACAGACCATTTTTAGTTAAGGAAGAAAAGATTCTAATTATTGCGATGGAATCGGAAGATCAGAAACAAATTACGACTGCCATCAAAACTGTAATCGGTAACTGTATTCTTTCTAGAGGTATTAAAGTAGAACAACTATCTACTTTTGATATTGAATTTCTTTTCTTAAATATCAGAGGCAAATCTGTCGGAGAAGATGTTGAAGTATTGTTGACTTGTCCTGATGATGAAGAGACTCAAGTTTCTGTAGTTATCAATCTCGATGATATCAAGGTTCAATCTGATAAAAATCATTCGAGAGATATTGTATTAGATGAAAATCTAACTATGAGAATGAAGTATCCTTCTCTAGATGAGTTCATTAAATCCAATTTTAGTTTTGATGGTAAGTTTGGTGTGGATGAATCATTCCAACTAATTGCTTCTTCGGTAGAGCAAATTTATAATGAGGAAGAGTCATGGAATTCTTCTGATTGTAGTAAGAAGGAAATGCTTGATTTTATTGAGCAATTGAGTTCCAAACAATTTAAAGAAGTTGAGAATTTCTTTGAGACAATGCCAAAACTTTCACATACTGTAAAATTAAAAAATCCAAACACTGGGGTCGAAAGTGATGTTGTATTGGAAGGTCTTTCCAGTTTTTTCGCATAGGTATGGCGCACACTGATCTTGCGTCATACTACCAAATAACATTTGCCCTGATGCAGCATCATAAATATAGCTTAACAGAGTTAGAAAATATGATACCCTGGGAGAAGGACATCTACCTCACTTTATTAGAGCAATATATTGAAGAAGAAAAATTAAAACAGCAGCAAAATAGTGGCAATTAATAACACACCACAATTAAATATGAGGAGAGGTAATATTTCTCCTAATAAGATTGCTAATACTGGGACAAATCCTTATACGGGAGAGTACTTATCTGCTGGAGAAAGAAAATTAATATTCAAAAGAAATGTAAGTTCTGCAAATGTTTTTAAGAAATCGGGAGCACTTGTAAAAACAACACCATCTGCGATCACTTCTAATGTTGATACATCAAGTTTATCTAAAAGAGTTTCTATATTAGAAAATGATGTTTCTTTTCTGGCAAAGGCATTAAATAAGGAAGCAGACCTTGAGAAAAAGGCACAGAAACAATATGAAAAAGATGTAGGAAAAGTAGAAGAAAAGAAACTTAGAAGTGGTGAAGAGAAAAAATTAGAGAAAAAAATAACCAAAGGACTAATTTCTCCAGTAAAAGCAGTAGGAAAAAAAGCAGGAGGAGTTCTTGGGAACCTGGTAGAAGTCTTTATGACTCTCCTTGGAGGGTGGTTAACAAATCAAGGATTAGAGGCAATAAGAGCAAATGCAGAAGGTAATATTGGTAAATTAGAATCAATAGCAGAAGAAGTTGGAAAAACTCTTATAACTGTTGGTGGAATATTTTTATTATTGAATGGTGGTTTTGCAATAATTGGAGGTCTTATTGGTGCATTAGCTCTTAAGATTGGTGGATTTTTATGGAGAAGATCACTTGGAAGAATTTTTAATCCTAAAATTCCAAAGGCAAATGTCCCAAATGCTAACATAGGAGGAGGAGCTCGTGCCGTAGGTGCTGCAGGTTCTTCAATTTCTCAGCAAGCTGCAGAATCTTTAGGAAAGACAAAGATTAAAACAACAGTTAATGCTGCTAGAACTGGAGGTATGGCATCAAAACTTTATGATAAACTTCCCGCAGGAGTAAAAAGATTTAATAATCTTTTTCAAGGTGGTATGAGAGGTTCTAAGCAAATACCAGGACTTCCTCGCATGTCTGCTCCAAAACCAAAAGGACTTGCATTTAAACTTGGGGAAATGTTTGGTGGATTGAAGAATTTTGCAGGTAAAACAAAAGATTTTGTAATAGGAGGATTGAAAAAAGTTACGGATCCTTTAATAAAACCACTTTTAGGAGGAGCAAAAGCATTAGGAAATCAAATTGTAGGAATTGCGAGTAAAATACCCGGACTTAATAAATTTTTAAAAGCTCAAGGTATAAATTCTGTTAAAAATGCAAAAAGTGTAGGAAAAGCTGGTGGAATACTAGGATCAAAAGCTCTTCCCTTTATAGGTGGACTTGTAAACTTTATGTTTGCCTATGATAGGATGGCAAATGGAGATCTGATTGGTGGAGGACTAGAAGCGATATCTGGTTTGCTAGATATTGGTGGATTATGGCCATTATCTACTGCACTTGATGCATTTTTACTTGCTAGGGATTTTATGCCCGGAATTAAAGAAAATGAAGAAAAATTATTAGGAAATCTTGGATTAGGAAAATTTGTTAAAAGTGCCGAGGGTATAACATCAAAACTTCCAAATCTTGGAGATATATTAAATATGGTTCTTGGTAAAAAGCCAGAGCAACCAAAAGCAAAAGTATCACCGGCAGCTACAACACCAACACCAGTGACAACACCAGTACCAGGAGAAATGCCTGCAGGAGCAATGTCTGCTGCACAAGTTTCTTCTCCATCTTCTCCATCTTCTCCATCAATGTCAGCACCAGGACCAGTATCTGGTGGTGGAAATACAACCGTAATTTATAAGAAAGTTGGAGGTTCTGGAGGACAAATGCAGGGGCAATCACTTAAGAGTGGATCTGCGACTGATGTCCCATTAATTGCTTCGGCAGATCCAAGCAATTTCTATACGATGTATTCTCAACTTCTCTATAATGTGGTAGGTTAAGATGGCAGTAGCAGCAGTAGCAGCAGGAGCACTTAGAATAGGTTCAATGTTTGCCAGAGGTGCTGGTTCAGTTCTTTCTGGTGGAGCAAGAGGAGTTGGTAGAAGTGGAGGAATGCTTCGTAGAGCAGTTCTTAAAAAGACTAAAGTAAAGAGAGAAAATATTGCAAGAAGTAGAAGTTTTAATAAAAAACTTATGGAGAGAAATAAGAGAAGACAAAAAGAAAAAACTATAGAAACTTTTAGTATGAAAAAACCTAAACTTGGATCAATTCCGGGTAAAAGTTTTTTTGAGAAAATTTTAGATTTTATTGGAACTTTATTTCTTGGGTGGTTATTTAATAATCTTCCAAAAATTATAAAGTTTGTTCAAGATTTAATTAAAAGAATAAATCTTCTTATTGATAGTTTAAAAAGTTTTGTTAAAAATCTTGGAAGTTGGTTTACGGCATTAAAAGATAATATTGTTGCACGATTTGAAAATATAAAAAGTTTTGATTTTACAGATCAATCTGGAAAGATTAAAAAGTCAATGGATGATTTGGAGAAAGCATTTATAGGAATGTCAAATGATTTTGATAATGCCCAAAAAGCGATAACTGGAGATATAAGTGGAGAAACTTCTGGTGAAGTAACGGGAGAGAGTGGTCCAATATCTGGAGGAGAATCTGCTATAGCAAAACAGATGTATGATTATTTAATGACTAAAGAAGGAATGACAGAAAATAAAGCAGAAGGAATTGTTGCTAATATCAAATTTGAATCTGGATTTAGACCTGGAGTTGCATCGGGAGATGATGGTGGTTCTGGTGGATTATTTCAAATGAAAGCTGAACGTGGCATAGCTTTGCAGAGGGCAGTTCCAAATTGGAAAACTAATTGGAAAGGTCAAATAGATCATGCTCTACAAACAGACAGAGGTCCAGAATATATGGGGAAGAATTTTTCTTCTGGTGGTGATGCTGCAAACTGGTTTATGAGAAATTATGAAAGACCCAGTGAAGGACTTAGAAATACTAGAGATGTAAATCAAAGACAATGGTTAAAGAAAGCAAACCTTTCTGGAGAAATGGGTGGTAGTGGTGGAAAATATGGTGGTGGAGGAGGAAATGTTGTAGAATATATTACAGGAGATAGAAGGCACCCAAACTTTGAATATAATGGTCATGGAAGAGAATCAAATTATCATGAGCACATTGCATTTAAAACTCTCCAAGATAAAGAAAGAGCAAAGGCAGCATTACGTGCGGCAGGAATACAAGTAGGTAGTGAATATAGACCGGGAGATCCTGGATGGCACGGAGCAAACTTGGCAATTGATGTTCCTGGAGGACAGTGGGGTGGTAGTGGTGCAATCGGACAACGAGAGTATAATGGTTCTGCAAGAGTGCGACAAGTATTATCAAATGCTGGATTTGGTGGTGCAGGATTAGGACATGGATCAAGTGCAATCTCTCGATCTCCGGGAATGATGCCTGATATTGGATATTCGACAGGACCACAAAATACAATCATAATTATAGAAGAAGAAGCACCACCACCAATGATGATGGGACAATCTGGAGGATCTTCTCCAATTATTGTTATGGGTGCCTCGTTAAATAGTATTATGAAAAGAAAATTACTAACAGATTTAGCATATACTTAAATGTCAGCATCCGGATCTTCACTATACGAAACACTAATATTAGAATCTAATGATAA